GCTGGCTCTAGCAGTATCGATGTTTACCCGCCCGTGTAAGTGCCGGGGGGGGGTGCTAGAGGTTGCGTGGTTGCTGGTATGCGATACGAACAGGTGTTCGATGAACGTTTTTGTTGGGGCTGGTGGTGGTGGTGGCGGGGGGTGTGGTGTGTGCGTGTGCGGTGTGGGCTACTCCTGCCCCCCGGTACCCCCTCCCCCTACCCCCCTAAAGTTTTGTTCCCCCTGGATTGATTACAGAATGAGTGTGTGATGGCGAGGGGTGATTGCGGATCTGATGGAATCAAATGGTCAGCTTGCCCGGTGCCTGGTGGTACTACCTCCCCACAGAGGTAGCAGATACCCCCCCTGGTTTTTAGAAGCTCCCGTTGTTTGCGATAAGTCGTACCGTACAGGGTGGCCTTCTTGTATTTTCGTTGAGGGTCTTGATCGCGGATTCTATCCCTGATGCGTTCCTGCCCTCGATGACAGTTCCGGCACATGGCATCCTTCGATAGGACACCACACTTGATGCAAGGCTTATTGAACCCCATGAGGTTTCTGGTTCCAGTTCACCCAGGCGTGAACAACATCAATGAAGTCTTTGATGTTCAGGTCTGCGAGCCTATCGAAGTCCTCCTCGCTGAACGCCATCTCGCAGGCATCGAACAGGATGAGTATGTCGCTGCCGTCACCGTCTAACTGTGCTGCCCTCAAGTCCATGAGTAGTTGGATGGGCATGGTGAAGAAGTTTTGTGCAACAGCCCTGAACTTGTCTGTTTTGACCTCGACTGGTGGGAGGTCACCAAGCGGGTAGTCGCTGAGTAGCTCATTGAACGCTATCTCGAGGAAGTCATCAGGGTCATCAATCACAGTAGTTCTACCGTTCCCCTGAATGGTTTGCCCTTCTCGAGTTCAAAGCAGGTGATCGCTGTGGTGGAGTCCCCGCCTGCACCCGCCTGCGGGTGTACCAGTCCGAGCCACTATCTGATGTGGAGGCCTGAACCCACCAGCGTTCACGGTTCTCAGTGCCAGAGATTTGTTCGCACCTGTGATGGTGGAAATGCCCGCTAACCATTGTCGTGACAGCAGCAAGGTAGGAGGAGTTGAACACTGCTTTAGCCCAAAACCCTGCGAAAGCATCAGGGCGTGCCACCTGGTGCCCATGTATAGCCCCAAGGATGTGTTCACCGTTGCCGAAAACATCAAAAGCAAAACCCTCATCGTGTGGTTGCGGTACGAGCCATTGGGTGACAGGCAACCCTACTTCTGTGGCGAGGCGGCGGAGTTGTTGCAGGATTACAACACCCCAGTCATCCTGACCTGGTTTGCCCACTGGTGCTTTGTTCACCCTGAACTGGCAATGGTTGGAGGCTACTGAGCCGTAAGTTATCGGTGCATATTTTGATGCGAGTTTCATCAGATCCCACAGGAGGGCGCTTGCAAGGTCTACTTGTTGCATAGGGCTGAGAGTGTTGGACTGTAGTTGCTCCATGTCAGCCTTATTGCTCACACCCTCAATCACATCGCCCATGTCGAGGATGACAATGTGCCCATAGTTGCCTGCCTTGAGTTTCTGCTCAATGCGGTCATAGGAGGCATGTATGCGCTGGATTGACTCCTCATGGCCTCCCCTGCTCCCACCCTTACCAATCTGGAAGTCTGCAGGGCATATGACGAAAGTCTTAGCGGATTTCACCGGCTTAGGTGTCTTAGGTTTGCTGCGCTTCGCCTCAGCGTAAAGCGTGGGCAAGTGGAACTCTGTCACCTTCTTGCGGAAATGGAAACGGTACGCGGTCAGCCACAACCCATCCCACCGTTGCCACTGTGAAGTTCGAGGGGTGCCAATAATCTCATACTCATCAGGTGAATACCCGCGATCCTCAAGGAACTCATCAAAGTTAGGTGGGTCAGCAAGCCCCTCAGTCGTGGCGGTTCCCTCAGTGCCATCAAAGTCCAGGCCAGCCCTAAAATCTTTAGGTGCCTCAACCTTCTTCGCTGGTTCCAGGTTGTCAAGCATTAGGCAACCCTACACCGGCAAGACCCGCGCCTATGGTTCCTGATAGGGCCATCACCCAGAGGGACACCCTTAGCCTTCAACGCCTGCGAAAGAGTCCAAGCAGGCCAAGTAGTTTCATCAGCAAGCGCCTTCAACAAGATTTGCGAGTCCTCAATATCTAGACTAATGAGGAAGGTGCCAACCTTGCAGTGATAACTTTTCTTTGGAGGTTCCAATCCTTCTAACATCTCAACTTTCCACCTTTTATTGAATGTGGCTCAAGTCTAACGCCACACAGTCACAAAATGGTGACCTCTATGGCGCAACCCGGTTCCCGTGTGTCTGCATACTCTTTGAACGCGGTCAGCTTCACCACCTGTGCATCGTCCTCCCAAACACCTGCATCGGAAAGTGCATCGCAAACGCCGCGCACCAGCTTGTCCAGGTCGGGAGGTTTGATCGGCATAGGGCGTTTATCCGGTTTGATGGTTGTGGGGCGTTCCAGGTAGAAGGTCACAGCGAGTTCCACCGGCCCTGCAGGTTTAGCCCACAGCTCATCCTGGACAGCTTTGACCGCTGCAGTGCAGACTGCTTTCCTCCACGCGGGGAGGTACTTGGAAGCCTCAACCATGCGCCCACTACCCACATGCTTCTTACTGCCCTGAGGGGAAGGTCTACCTAGCACGCTAATGTGCAGGTTTGTGGTCATGGTTCTATGGTAGCGGGCAAAAGAAGCCCCTCCGCAGAGGGGGCTTCTCTGTGTTTGGCTTAGAGTTCAATGCCTGCGCGGTGTGCCACTGCTTCCCAAGTGTAGGAGGGCTTGCGGGCTGATGCGAGGATGTTGCGACCAAAGCGATCAACTGTCCAGGTCTTGAACTCCCAGCCTTCTGTAAGGGCTAAATCTGCAACTGCTGCGGTGGCCTGCTTGATGTCAATCATTCCTGGTTTGCGGTTGTTGCGGTAAAAAAGTGTGAAGGTGATTTCTTTTTCTGCGGTGATGGTGTTCATTGTGTTCCCTTTCGTTGTTGTTGCCTCTAGTGTATACCCGTACACACAGAAAGCGCAACCCCACACAACAACTATTTTCTAGGGCGCACCAAATTCAGAAAAGCCAGAATGTATAGCAACGCCGAGGCAACAAACCCAAACGCCTGCAGGATCCCCTCAGCCTCCCCAGCCAGGAGAAAATACAAGGTAGCGAGCGCACCCAACACAGCAAACCCTGACCAACGCATCAGAACGGGGCGCTCTCATCCACAGGGTTACCCTGACCAATCTTCGCCGTAGGCCACTGCCCCATAATCGCAGCCTCCTGCACCTTCTCACCAGCAGGAACAATGGACTCCCCACGCACCTTAATGCTGAAGCCCGAGGTGCCATCACGCTTCTGGAAAACATTAGTCCCAGAGATACGGCCCGTGACCGTCACCTGCTTCACCTGGTCAAAGTCACCAGACTTATCATCAGTGGTCACATCATAAATAGTCTTATCCACCGTCTCCCAGTCACCCTGATGGTTCTTCTTCCTCACGTCCACGCTCACCTTCAAAGCGCGACCCCAGTCAAAATCCTTCACATCGTTCAGCCAGCCAGTGACCGAAACCAACGCCTCATTCTTAACCATCGTCATTCCCTTCCCATTTCATTATGTGTGACGGGTTCACACAATCATTATGCCCACAACCCCTGACACCAGGCAACACAAGCCGCCCATCATCATCAAGCGGTGTCACATCATCACCCGCGAACCCACCATGCCAGGGCAAACACTTGCCCTTCTTTGTGTGTACCGTTTGTACCTTTCGTGCCCTGCAAGAAGCACAGAGAACCGTTTTCTGCCGTGTACTGTTCAGATCCCATTCAAACCCGCATCGCTCGCACTGAATCCTGGGCATCTAGGCTGCGCTCAGCAATCTGCAAATGCGCTTCTGTGAACTCATAACGACTCACTCTAGTACGATTCTTGCGGATTTTCACCGGCTCAGGTTGTGTGTCAGGAATTGTGTCCCGAGCGTCAGCATGGATCTGTGCAAGGAACCGTTCATGCGCCCAATACTCTGCAGCCTTCTTACTGATTTTGCGTTCAGCTCGGATACTTTCACCGCTCAACGGACTTTCCTTCATAAGCGCACCCAGGTCAATGCCAAGCTCATCACCCCAGTTCACTTCAGAAAAGTGTTCCATCGGTTTCCCCCTCCTGCTCGATAGCCCAACTAACCTCAATCATTGTGTCCCCCCTCATTTCCTCACCATCCTAAAAATCAGATAACCAAAAACCAAAAACAATAAAAGATACTGCCAGGACAAACGTGCCCATAACTAGCCAAAAAACCAATGTATCCAGAAGCTCACTCAAACCTTCCCAAAGCCAGCCCCACCTGCAGTCTTGTTCCATTCTCTTTATTCCGTACTTGTAACCTTGCTCACTCATTATTTTTCCCTTTCATTTGACTTGTGATTACCGCTATAACACCGTTATTCAGGCAACACAACTACTTGCAACCAAACTCCCCAGGCCGACACTCCCAATGCTCACCCATTTCATGCAACTCCTCCACCCACGCCCGAGGCATCACAGAAACACCATTACGCCGCACAACCTCCCACACAGCCTTAGCAGTCACAAAGCCAGCCCTCGACTCCTTATAAGCAGGAATCAATGCGGCCTCACATTGCTCAAAAGAAAACTCCCCCAGAACCCGCAACCACATCTCCACCATCCCTTCATCCACAGGCTGACGATCAAGCGAAGAAACCATTGCCAACAAAGTCGCAACCTCACCACGATCCATCACCGCACCCCCTTCAACATGCCACCAAAGTCCACATCAGGAGACTCAATAGCTTTCACCTCATCCTGGCCCCGATACCTCTGAGCAAGTAGGGCAGCGTTCTCAGCGTTAGTGAGCTTACGACCCCGAGCAGGCTCAGGCGGGTTATCCCAAGCATCAGCGTTCAACCAAGTGCCAGGATTCTTAGTGAAAGCCGCATCCCTGTTCGAATCATCCCGATACCTCCTTGCCCCATCCAAAAGGGTTTCAAGGCTGACACGCTTCATGGCCTTCTCAAAAGCTCTCAGCGCTGCGGGCCTATCAGCACGCTTAGGGTAGACAGACCAAAACTCATTGAAATCGTGCTCACTAGTGTTCTCCAAACTAGTGTTCTTAACTTTAGTCTTCTTAGGAATTAGTTTTCTATTGTCAGGTGGGTTCCCCACAGTGGGCTGACCCACAGACGGGAACCCGTCAGGCGGGAACCCGTCAGGCGAAAACCAACCTCTAGCATCCTGAAGCTCATACCGGTAAGCACCCAGACTGTTATCGGCTTGCCGTACCCGCTCCAAGTGAAGAAAGCCAAGCTCCTCCAACTTCTTCCGAGCAGATCGCAACGCCTCCCTGCCCATCCCACTCTCTCGAATCATCTGAGCATCGAGGACGCGATAGCCAACCTTGTGGCTCAACAGGTAAATGAGCAACAGCTTCGCGTTCGATGGCAGCTCCTCATCGCGTATAAGCGCGTTAGGCACCATCGTGAAGTTCCCATCCATCGGGAACTCTGGGCGGTAAATCCCTGGTTCTATGTTCATTGTCTAGCCCTTCTATCGGCTAGAATGTTACTAGCCGATGCTCTTTTCATCGGTTTACTGATGGCCTCCTGCTCCACCACGCGGGGGGCCATCTCTTATTCAGTTATACCAACACCCTACACCCACTGGCGCAATCAGAATGGCACAGGTTCCGCCACCATAATCTTCCACCCGTTAGGCAGCAACACCCACCACCTGAAAGCCACACAATCAAACACAGGGTGTTCAGGTGACTCCCACACAGACAGTTTGTGCCCCCAACCCCGAGCCTGGGCACCCACAGTAGCGTTCCCCTCCATGTCCCCGTTATACAACCCGCACACCATCATCAAGTTCTCGGGAATGTCGAGGAGCTTTGATCCACCCATGCCCCTGTTTATCCTGTGGTGTGGCACCAGGTCATCCTCGCGCCCGCAATGCCAGCAGTACGGGTCGCGCCCTTGAACCTGTTTCAGAATCTTCTTTGGGATCGCCATGCCTACAGTCTACCTAAGTCGCTTTCAGGTGGCCCTACATCGGCGCGTACAAGCCGGAACAGCCTGCAAATAGTATGCGCTCGCATCCTGGAGGGCCGGATCTGTACGTACACACATCCGTGTATATGTGTACAAAACGTTCCATGTATATATGGAAATCAGCATCCGTGTATATACGGAAATTAGGTGTCAAAACCTTATCCTTGGTTACAGGATTCGTTACCCAAGGCTATCCTCTTCGTGCTCCATGTCTGGCCACTGCACGTCGTTGCGTTTCTCCGCATCAATAGCATCAAAGTAAGTGCCCTCAAGGTTTGTCTCTAAATGTTCGATCACGCTCGAAGCGAGAGCCAGCTGCTTCTCGACCTGATTATCCCCAGCCGCGAGCCCAGGGTTTTCATAATAGAACTCCCACACCGTATCGAAAGCTTCACGCTTCACCCGCAGCTCCTGAGCAAGCAGGTAATAGCAGTGAGCCATCCCCGCGATGAACTGCTCATCATGATCCGTCACAGTTTCATCTCCGCCTGCATCAGCTTCGACATGGTGGCCTGCGCCATCAGGGCAGACTCAATCACCCGCAACTTAGTGCGAACCCTATTCACCTGCGCCTTCGCAATATCCCGTTCAAACCGGATATCAGCACACCTCAGCTTCGCGTGCGCTTGCCGTTCAGCGACAGACCCAGACTCCGAAAGAAACGCACTTGCCTCAGCCGTGTCCAAATCCTTCTCAGCCTGAGCCAGGGTAGCCTCCGCAACATAAAGCGCCTCAACACCCTTCTTGTTCTCCGCCGTCAATTCTGCCAACTCTTGCACGATCTCCGACACCATCACAAAGCATCACCAACCTTTCACAATAAACTGCCTGCCAAAACAGCACATCCCCGTGGGTGCGCTGCGCTTCAACGTAAGCCTCATGAACTTCCTTCAGGCTTGCCATCAGTACCGAGCTGTTCCGCACGGGTTTTCACTTTCGTTAGGACTGTCTGCGATGCACCAGCTTGTGATGCTTCAGCCCATAGTAACCGCAAAGCGTCCACGTCCGACAATTTCTCCGCCTCGACAACCCAATCACGTTTCACCCGCTGAGTGTCATGTCGCTGCACTTTCATCATCTCCTCAGCTGAGGGGCGCTTAGCACCTGTGAAGTCCCCACCAAGGTCAGCCAAGGCACGACCGAGTAGCGGGAGGTGGCACAGTTCTCCACCATCGACACCTTGTTCACCGGGGACGTGTCCAAGCGTTCCTCAGCGAAGTCAACCGTCACAGGGCGCTCATCGTCACGATCCAAATAAACCTCTGCACGAATCACAACCTGCTCAGGACTGAAATGCACAACCTCTGTGTGCAGACGGCCCCCTTCGTAGCGCTCCCAGAACTTTTCAATACGTTCCGCCACAGTCGAATACTGTGCCAAATCAAACCTGGCCATAATTGTCCTCCAAATAGTTTTCGAGCAGCCCGTTCACGAACTCGCTTACCGATGTTCTCGACTCGTTAGCAGCGGAAAGAAGCGACCCATAATCGTCAGCCTCCAGCTCCACCGTCACCGTCACCTTAGTCATCCCATACCTCTTCCCATAAATCGTCAGCCACCTTGACCAACGAAGCAATCATTTCCTCGTCACGCTCAATCTCATGAATACGAGGCTCGAACCATTCCGGCACAAACAGGCCAGCACGTTCCCCACGTAACATCCACGCAAACACACACATCTTCGCACCCGTAACATGTAACTGCCATTGGACCTGCCTGCGGTACTGGATGGGGAGCTTCAACGGATCCCAATCCTTCCCCGTAGTTTTGATTTCACTTATCACCTCATGATTGAGGGATAACCCGTCAGGTGTGGCCAGGTAATGGTCCGACACGGCTGATGAAATGAGCCACTCGTTAGGCATAACCCCTGTGTGTTCCTTCACGAACATGCTAATAGGTGCCTCCCAGACACGACCGAACGCCATGTACGGGTTATCCTGCTCCACGAACTCTGCCCGGTAGTCCTGCACAGCCTGCTCGAACCCTCCAGGCCCAGAGGCCGCACGTGCTACCTGTGTGGCCGTGACACCCTCCCTGCGAGCCTCCAACCAACCATCTTTACTGATTGCCTTAGAAGCAACAAACCTGCTGTGATGAATCATTTCCTTACACCTCCATACCTTCTCCGCCATGACGCTGTAGCAACATCCTGGGCGTGCTGAACAAGCTCTTCGGGGACACCGTCACATTCGACGTCAAGCTCGTTGCGTGCCCGCTGCCACAAAGCACCATTGTCCGAATATGCTTCCTCCCAAGCAAAAAGGAAAGCTTTAGCAATCCTCATCACCCTTGCATCCGTAACGTTCTCCACCGTCAACCACCCCCGTTAGTATTACCGTATGAGTAACCACCGACAGACACAGTCCTACGCCGAGCTGTCTGAGGCCATCGAGCGGAATGGTGGTGTGGAGTGTGAGCAAATCCCTGACATATTCTTCCCGGAGGACTACCCAGACAAACACACACGGGACTACGCAATCCAGACAGCGAAGGCCGTCTGCGGTCGATGCCCTGTAAAGCTCCAATGTTTCGCCTACGCTTTAGAGGCGCGGGAACCCTATGGGATTTGGGCTGGGACTCTCCCATCGGAGCGTTAGCCTTCCAGTTCTATTGCTTCAAGGTTGTCGAGGGGACTAACCAAAGCGTTCAGGTCGCTCACCCTCACACGCAATAAACGCGGGCCAAGACGATATGCCTTTAGTGTCCCATCTTTAACCCAGTTCCTCACAGTGTTAACTGAAACATCGAGCGCATCTGCCGCCTGTTTCAAATCCACCATCGGGGGTAGTTCACTTGTGTAGTTTGACTTGCTCATTATTTTCCCTTCCTAGTTATCTTCATGTTAATCGGATCGTTAGCCATCCTCATCAATGTCCTCGAACTGTGTGGCAATCGCCCAAGCGTTCAAATGTAACCGCAGCGCGTGAGCCTGAGTCCGAGTCAAAGACAAAGTGCCAGGCTCCTCCATACCCCACACATCATCCCGCAACCGCACATTCACATCACGCCCATCAGACTTCAAATCCATCATGCTTGCACCCCTTCCAGCTCAACCCTCACCGGTGACCGCAACCACTTCCTCACAGTCCTCACCGGCATATCAAACATGTTCGCAATCTCAGGCACCTTCACCCCGAGGTTATCCAAACGGATCGCCCGCAACTGGCAGCGGGCCAACACCTGCGAAGCATAAGTGACAGCAGAATCAAGCTCATCACCGAGGGATCGCACCTCATACTGTGTGAGCGCAGAAAGTTTCTGTTCCTCGACCTCAGC